CTCGATCTCCTTTATAATCTTGATTTTATTCAGGAACGCCTCTTCTTCTTGCTTACGAGATTCAGCTATTTTCTCTATTGCAAGTGCACGGTTCTCTTCTACGCGTGAGTTACGTTCATTACCTGATGCTTGTTGTGAGTAGGCCATTGATTCAGAGAGTTTGGAACGAGATTGGATCTCTTGCATTTGGATCTCCATCTGTTGCTGTTGTTGTTGTTGTGCTTGTTGCATCTGTTGTTTCTGACGCTCAATAAGGTCAGTTTTACCCTGCATAGTAGATTTCTCGAGAACGTACTCTGCATCTTTAAGGATGCCACGTTCAAAGAGATCAAGCGCTTGGAGAAACTCCATTTGCTTCTGAGTCTCAGTAGCAAATCCAGCTTCAACCGCACAGTGATACTTACCAAATGCTTTGTTATAGAAGAGTGGTGACGCTTGTTCACCCTCGAGCATGCGTTCTATCTTTGAAGGTCCGTAGTTGGCACGCATAACATCCATACATATTTCACCGAGCAGGTTCTGAGAATCATCAAGGCGATCAAAGATTGGTCTCAGGTTAACAAGACCTGCCCCTTGTTGGAGAGCTGCTCGGTACCCAGACTTGTCTTCTCCGGTATTAAATCCCATATTCTCTTCAGATATCCCGGTACAGAGGTGGAACTCATTACCAAGACTATCTTGCATCTGAAAGAACGAAGGAGGGATCTGAGGAGGCTGTATTTGTTGTATGTCAGTCATCTGTGCATCATCTTTAAGCGGGATAACTAGTCCCTGACCAGGTTGAAAGAGATGCTTAATATCTATAACCGCATTCTCTTTAAATATCCAACCTGAGTTGGCAACTGATTCAATTAAATTCAAACTGAGAATTATTCTCCTATTTAAGAGCATTTGCGGATCCCTTAATGATCTCGCAATGCCCTGAATACGATTATAAAAGAATGGCAAAGAGGAATTATAGTACCCAACAATGGGGATAAAACAATACTTATCAATATTTAAAGGTTGCGGACCATCAAAGAAGACGCGATCATTGATCATGATGGCGAGACGAACGGTGGGCACCTGTTTGGTCTCTTTGTAGACGCGTGGGTTATGTTGTAAGAAATGTTTTACATAGTCAGGTGACTCGTTGGTTACTTCTAGACGTTCTCCCGTGACTTTATCGATGATATCGATACGTTCACGGTAATCTCTGTAATAGTATTCATCATAGGTAACACGATTGATATTACCTATGCCATATGCTTCTGGGAGGTACTGAAAGCGCCCATCATGCCCGAGTTTGCGCATACCACCAGATAGTGCCATGATCTCTTCATACTGATCAGGGATCATACTCGCGGCTTGTCGATGAGTAAGAAAATTACGTATCCAGACAAAATTACAGTCAGACAGATCAAGATTTCGAAAATATGGGTCGATATAGTATTGATTATAATCATAGTTCCCTACCTTGAGATCACCAAAGATAGGATCATCCGTAAAGTCTAAGTAGACATGTAACATGTTCATACCCGATATACACGCACCTTTATGAAACGCATCAGAGATTGTATTGTAGACACGTTCATTCTTATAGGTCGTCATGAGTATCTTGGTCCATTGATCAGCGGTGTCCTGGTCTCCTCCTTCTTGAGGAACGACGACAGTACTCTTACGATTAGAGCGTTGGTAACCCGTTACCATATTGATCATGGGCCGAGTACGATTAAAGTAAAACTGTTGAGACCCACCAAAGGGTTGATTAGTGTTCCATCCATAGAGACTCATGGAACCAGATTCAAGCATATTATCTATATTAGCTTCAGTCTGATAAACCTGCCAGAGCGGTTGATTTAAGAGATAACTGTCATCGATTCGTTTCTTTATACCATTATACGAATCAAGATCAGTTTCAAGTGATCCAATTAACATACGCTACTCCGAGTTAAATGTTGCAACATTTGTTGAGACACTAACTCGGTTCTGCGAACCTTCCAAACTTCACACAATGGTTCAGGTTGGAACTCGGTTCTGCGTACCGGCAAAGAATAGATGCCACGAGTACAATACTAAACTCCTCGTGGCACACTTCCATCTACGCCGATGAATTTTCTAATACTTAAAGTTTTTATCCAATATCAAAGGAATCTTTGGTTTATTACCATAGAGCGCTTCTGCTTTCTTACGTTCGAACTCTTCAGGTGTAAGACCTCTGACGGTCTTATAGAGTCCTTGGCACATATATCTAAGAGCATCAGCGTAGTTGCTGGCCCATGAGTGGACTGGTTTAGCACCGTACATCTGACGTTGCTCATTCCATTCATAGTAGTAATTTTCAAGCGCATCTACGAATGACTTACATTTGGTCTGGTCTATCCATATCTTAGGGAAATGAGTACGAACATTCTCAATACCATCTTCTATTGATGCTTGAGGAAGTATCGTAAAGGTAATACCTAACTGACGTGCCTTCTCATACCGTGAAACGGCCCCCCCGCCGAATTCACGGACAGCTATATCGTGTGGGGCGATATACTTATCCATTTGATACGGCTTACGTGACATAATGTCAATATAATGATCAAGTCCGAACCCAAAGTTGGAATAACAGTCAATGATCTTAATGATAGAGTTGTTTGCTATTGTCTGGAACCAGATCAACGTCGTAGCGTTATTCTTACCGCTCACGCCTATATCCATGGCAACATGTGTCAACAGTCCAGGTTCCCATGAAACGTTCGTTATACGCTGTTCTTGTTCCATTTTACGTAGGTCATGAGCATATACGCATCCGTCTACTGAGTGTATAAAGGAACATTCATACTCCTGCATGTACTTTTCGTGACTCATCTGAGACTTTTCGAGCTCGAGGATCTCCTCGTCAATGTGCTGGATATCTGAGGTCTTCTTGAGGGTGACCCACCAGTCGTCTAGTTCTAAACAGGTAACATATTGTCTCCATACATGGTTTTTACCCCATGGTGTTGTAAGAAAGATCACGACTCCGTCGTTAGCGGCCAACATGGGCCGAACGACATCGTATGCAGCTTCTGATTCACAATAAGCCCACTCTGAGAAGATCACCATTGATGCATTAACACCACGCATAGAGTCATACTGATTAGAACCAATAAGGCGGATGATAGAATCGTTCTTGAATGTTATCTTGAGTTCAGACTGATTGAGGTTAGCGATGAGTTGCTTAGGTATGTAATCCAGGAACTTCTTACCATCGATAGTAATACCATCCCAGATTACCTTCTTCGCATCAGTAAATGTAGGCAAGCAATAGAAGATAAGACTTGTCTTGCGTAGAGCGTGACGTATGGCTAAATTCCAAACTGTCAAATCTTTCCCTGCTCTTCTGGGCCATAACGCCAACACTTTCCTATAACCCTTGAGTTCAACCGCATCGAAAATTTCCGCCTGGTAATCCCGTAACTCAAACATATCAAGAACGAGACGATCTTCTACATTGGGTTGCATCTATTCTTCGCTCCTTCTTTAAAATAATCTCTCTCCACCCTACAAACCATACCCTTTAAACTCTTTTAAACATGTCTCTTCTATCTCACTATAAAACATCGGATCAAAGAAATGAAAGTACTTGCGTGCAATAAAATCTCTCTTCAGGAACTTAACTATGCGCAACCTATCACGTGCTAAGGATATATCCAGAAGATTACGATACGCGTACGTGAAGGTATCAAACCATGCACGTACGTCCTCGTCTGTGAGTTCACTCACCAAAGTCCTTAAACACGTTCTTATCAGTCAAGAGCAACGTCAGGAGTTCTTCATGCTCAGCACAGAAGTATAACTTCTTAATCCCATGTTCATGATGACACTCGAGGGTAAACTCTTCAGGAATACCACAAAAGTTACACTCTATGATGTGTGGCTTCATGCGTTGCTCTTTCTCAGGAGCTCATCAAGTTCTTCATCGATCTTGGCAAGTGCTTCCTGTTCGCTAAGTAACCAGCTCTTATCTTGCTTGATCTGTGCTTTAATGGCACCGATCTGCGCCTTGTGAGTGGTCTTCTTATTCAGTAGTTCTTTTAGATATTCATTCATTACTTGACTCCGTCGTTATAGCTCGTTTTTTCTTGGGCTTCACCTTACCAGTATCAGGGGCATCTTTAATATACACGACTTGTATACCCTGTTGCAGCTGCTCATCCTTGCGTAGATCAGCATGATACTTATTAACATCTGCCCACTCAGGCCAGTACTTGTGTAGATCCTTTAACACAAGGGTCTCTGATGCCCTCTTACGGTAGGCATCTCGATAATGGGTATCACCTATACGGAGTTTAACTTCGTCTCGCATATCACCTAGATCTTCGTATTTCTCACACCACTTACAAAAGAGCCGATACGCTAATCCGTACTCTCTACAGAACTGATAGAGTGTTATAGACGTTTCCTCAAGAGACCAAAGATCAAGTGTCGTTATCAATCTCTGCCGCCATTCTGTAGCACCAGGATTGAGCAATAACCCAGTACGAAGAGGTCCGATGCCGATTTTCGACAGAGTCTGCATGACTGTGATAGGCTCACCGTTTTCTACAACTGTGTTACTCTTTTTTAATTTCGCCACGTTTGATTAATCTCTTTGTTAACTTTTTAACCATCTTTGACTCATACTCTAACTCTTTACGAAGCAATGCTATCTCTTTCTCATGATAGACAATAAGCCGCAAAAGATACGATATTTCAAATTGATCATCTGACTGCCCGAATGCTTTAAACTTAATATCATGTGTCAATGGATCTATGTATGACTTTGTCATGGTCGTATCTTCTTTGGTCGACCGCCCTTTCTCTTGACATGTTCTATGTCTTTATATCTCATGATTACAGGTTCATTGACACTACAATGCTCATGTGTCTTTCGATAATTTTCAAACTGGTCCAGATTAACCTTATTACATTGCTCGAGATTTTTATAACGAACATCTTGATCTATGAGTTTTTGATTGAGTCGTTGTTTCGTTTCAAACATCGTCTGGAATTCTTTCTTCAACTGTTCAAGTTCATGTTCATGTTGCATAGCATGATCAAGAAGTTGCATTCGCTCAGCTGCGCTCAGTTCTGGCTCTGGTCTAAAGAGATTACGTAGATATTTAATCATTTGAGTCCCATTTGTTTTAACCCAAGTTCACACAGATAACGTAAAGCATGAGTAGGTAGCCAACGACGACCAGTGGTTGGACCAACTCGTTTAATGACTTCAAGTAATAGTTTATCCCAATCACGAGGAAGATTAGTAGATTGTTGATACGTGAGTTCTTTGGCTGGAATAACAGGTGGAACAACCGTTCTAACCACTTCTTTAACAGGTGCTTTCTCAATAAAACTATTTCTACCACCGACAGGAGTATCGAAGAAGACGTGAAATCTGCGCTTACCAACAACACCTTTATAACAAACAAAGATGCATGTCTGATGGTTTCCCCCATCTGTTGCCCATAGAGAAATATAGTGCCCCTTTGAATCCTCGACAGGGTTTCTAAAAGAAGAGTAGATCTTAATATCTCTCCGAACGACAAATATGCCATGTTCTTCTAGGCGAATAATAATTTTATCAAATGCATCATCAAGGGAATAAGCTTCGACATTGTCTAATTTAATATGATCACCTTTATCTGGCCAACCAACAGGAATGGTATTCTTAGTGCCAACAACAGGAGTTACATCGTCCATAATAGTTAAATTCACGGTAGTTCCCTTAAAATAAACTCAGTTCTTGTTTCCATATCATAAATCTTACGCGCACTCAGACTGCACACTTGACTGTCATCTTTAATCATGCCTACTTTGACACAGATATCCAATACCCACTTAACGAGGTTATCAATATCAGGACGTGAAACATGCCACTTCTTATTACCACGACGTTGTTCGGGGAACTTCATGTAGAAGTGGAGCTCTACGTGGAGGGGTGTTGTTATGATTGGACGTGCACCATGTTGTTC